GCCGGTCAGTTGCTCGATTTCACCGCTTTAGTCAAGCGATGCGAGCTTGCTGATCGTGTCATTTCTGATTTCCAATCGCCAAACCGGCGAAATAAGTAAGGAGGCCTTAAATGGCTTTAACGGAAACGCGCACGGCTTCGGCGATTGCTGAAGACCGTCTTCGCTTGGCTGCCCAGGTTCAGGGATTGCGTGACGAATTGGTATCGGCTCCCGATGAAGTACGTGCTGAGAAATCAGCCGACTTGCAGGGCCTGATGGACCAGCTTGAACGCTGTGACAGTGAATACCAACTGGCCGCATCTCTTGAGCGTGCCAATCAGATGATTGAAAAGATGTCACGTCAGCCGAATCGGCCCGAGCCGACCGTTTACGGGTCAAACGTCCAATATCAACCGGCCCGCGTCTCCTACGATGGCCGCGTGCTGGATAATGGTGGGCTTGCCGATCCGTCGGATAAGTCGGCACTTGCCAGCCCTGAATATCATCAGGCATTCAAGGCTTTGATTCAGGCACGCGGACGCATTGAACTTGTGAAGAGTTCAAGTCTGCGGAATATGCTGGAAGTGTACGGTAAGGGCGGCGACTTCGGCCTGCCTTCCAACGAGTTTTATATGCCTTTTTCAAAGGACATGACACTCGGCACGACCACCAACGGTACGAATACCGTCACGCCTGATTTCCGCTTTGACGTGGTTGTCGGCAGAACGGTTGCCCCTGTGATGACCCGCATCTGCCGCGTCATCAATACAAATGTCAATCAGGTGACGTTCCCTCGTGATTCGAACACGAATAACATCACCACGTCACCACAGTACGGTACGACGTTCAGGCCATTCATGGGTGAAACGCCAAACACGACCACTTCCAAGATCGACACCGGCCCGTTCACACAGTTGACGATTCCAGTTAACACAGGCACGATGTACACCGATGTCAGTGCCGACTTCTTCGCCGATGTGGCTGGAATTTCCAACTACATCCAGACAGAGGCTTCAAAGGCTTTTGCGGCTGTGGTTGATAATCAGGTCATTAACGGTGTGACCGCATCGACCGAGGCCGAAGGCGTGATTTCCAACAGTTCTGTTGGCATCACCAAGACCGGCAGTAATAACACGCTGGTCGCGTCTAAGGTGATCGACGGCTTCTATGCCCTTGCTGACCAGTATGCCACGAATCTTTCGTGGGTCATGCGTCGCGCGACTCATGGCAAGCTGGTTGCCCTGAATGACAGCACCAACAGAAGCCTTTTCTTAGGCTCTGCTGATTCTGGCTACACTCAGGGTATCACCCCGGCATTGATGGGGCAGCCGATCTATTTTAACGGATTCGTGCCGGCTTCCGGTGCATCAACGGCCAAGTCGATTGTGCTGGGTGACTTTAACGAGTACATCTTGCTCTTGCGGCAGGGCTTCACTGTCGCGATTGATGAGGTATCGCTAGCCTATGCGAACCGCGTCCGCATTGCGGTGAAATACCGCTTTGGCGGTGCGGTCCGTGATCCTCGCGCATTCCAGATTATTCAGGAACTTGTCTAAGTTTTGAGGGCGTGCCCCTCGCCGTTCCCGGTTGTCAGATGCTTCGGCAGCCGGGGGCGGTTTTTACCTTACTTTACTTATCCACCTGAAATAAGACTACTATACTATGCCTGCATACATCACACAGAACGAAGCGGCCCTATTTGCTGAAACGCTGGGCAGTGTATCCGCCATGCGTGCCACTGTTTTACTGACTGCCGCATCGACCATGCTTGACCAGTTCACGGGCCGCACTTTTACAGGCGCCGAATTGACTGATAGCGTCAAGGCCGGTATTGCGATGTGTGCCGAATGGATGGCCACGTCAAACCCGGCAGGCGGCACAATCATCAAAGAAAAAATCGGCGACTACGATGCAACTTATGCCACGCCGGAAGCGGGCAGCATCCCGGTTGCAATTCAGATGCTGTGGGCACCTTATAAGATTGTGGCAGTCGGATGATACGCAAGAAAATTAAATACAATTTTCAAGGGCAAAAATTTATTCAGAACCTTGAACGAAGCCTTGAATCTGCGGCCATTCAAGGCGCGTTAATGGTAGAACGCGACGCCAAAAAACTTTTGAATAATACCGGCAAATCATTCCCGGCCAAAGCGGGTTACAACTCGCCAATATTTAAAGGCGATGGCGTTCCAGAGCGAAAAACCAAGCCTGCTGATATGGGTGTCAATTTGAAAACGCTGAAGGCCCAGCGGGTCTATTGGTACGGCGAGCCGCTTCACAGGTGGGTTCAGGCATCAATGCCGGGAAGCCCGCCCAATAAACAGACTGGCACTCTGCAACGGTCGATTATTCACGAATATTCCAAGGCCAAAAAAGAAGCAAAAGTCGGACCCGCCCAACAGCTTAAATATGCCAGACTGCAAGAGCTAGGATCGGCACAAATGCCCGAAAGGCCGTATCTGACGCCAGCATTCAAGATGAATGAAAAGAAGATATTTAAACTGTTTGCTGATGCCGTGAAACGAACAATGCCATGATATTACCGCATTCAATCACACTGCAAAAGCACACAGAAAATGAATCAAGTCTTGGGGGCGTCAGTAAGTCTTACGCTACCGATTCAGTATCTTACCGTGCTTTTGTGCAGCCACAGCGGGAGAGTCTGGCGATTATCAACACGTCAGGCGGTAGAAATCTGATCATTGATATTTATGCAGAGCCAACGATTCCAGCCGCCGCAACTGATCGCATTGTTTTTGATGGGCAGACATACGAGATAACGGGCGTGATTCAGCAGTTTTCACCGCGTGGCAATCATCACGTCAAGATTACTGCAAGAGTTCTGGATTTCATTTCGTGAATATCACTACCAGGCTAAATTCGATCAAAGCTCTCTGGCAGACGGCTTTCCCATCGATTCCCTACAGCTTACAGCTTGCAGGCCAAAATGAAGCCGTTCCCAATGCCGTTCTCGAAATTGGCCAGATAGAGCAGTTTGGCGGAACCACTACCAAAAAAGGATGGCGGTTAAACGCTGAAATCAAAGCAAATTTTGCGTCTGATACCGACGCAATTTCAAACCTTGACACGATTGTAAACATTTTTAATCGTGCAAAGTCTGCAAATTGGTATTACATGGTTGTGACAAATGCAAGCGTAGCTGCAAATTATCAGGGCCATGGTTCATTGTGGCAAATTACTGTCTCTCTCGTGGTCGAATGGACGACCTGAAAGGATAAAGCATGGCTGAGCGTATTGCAGCGTATCAGACAACGGTGAAATGGTCGCTCCTGACCAGCCCGCCCAGCACCTACGGCAACGCGACAACGCTTTCCGTTGGGGAATGGAATTTAAATATCAATACTGACCTCATCGACGTTACAACCACAGGCGACGCGGGATTCAGGTATTTCATACCGGGCCTGAAATCGTCTGAAGGTTCGCTAACGTTCTATCATGAGGACGCAACCGATCTGCCAATCAAGCCCGGCGAAAAAGGCAAGTTTGAATTGTTTGTCGATTCTGCGGCAAACGTCACCAAGTCTTATATCGTGCCGGTCACAATCGGTTCGGTTGAAGTCTCTGCGGCTATCGATGGCGCGGTGGAAGCAACCGTGAACTATCAGGGCCGTGGTGCAATCACTGGCGACCTTTACACTTGATTGAATTGAAGAGGGGCAATCTTCAAATGATTACGCGACTGATTCCGCAACCGATTGAAATTGAAATCAATGATACCTGTTATAAATTCGCTCAACTGCGGATTGGCGAAATATCACGCATTCAGGCGTGGCTTGATTCTCTGCCGAATCCCATGGCAACCATCAAGACGCATCTTGAGGGGCTAACACCGGATGAACGCAAGGCACTACTAATTGAGGCTCAAAAAGAGCTTCGCACCTGGCCGCCGCAATACGGCACATCTAAAGGGCTGGAAATGATCGGCAGGCCGGAAGGAACCCGCATTTTCATGCGTGCCGCTTTGAAGCGATGCCAGAACCACATGACAGATGCCGATTGTGATGCAGTGACTGAAAGCCTTGACCTTGATACGCTGGCCCAGATTATTGAAATTGCATCGACCGGAAAACTGTCTGGCGTGGACGGTATTGAAAAAAAATAACAGGGCCAAAAAACGCACCCGGAATTAATTGGGGCGTTTTGTTTGCTGGCCTTGCTGACCGCTTCGGATACACGCCAGATCAGATTGCAGAACTGACAGTCGATCAGGCGTGCATTCTGCTAAATGACGGAAAAGACCCGTCTAAAAAGGTTGTCACGATCAATCGTGGTGATGATGTCGCAAAAGCACTTGCAAAGATTCGAGTCTAACAAATGGCAAGCGTAGGCGACCTCTTTGTTACAATTTCGGCGAATGCTCAACCGGCCCTTGATGCTTTCAAGAGCGTTGAACATTCGCTTGGCTCTATCACGAAAGCCGCTGGCAGTACGTCCGGCGCACTTTCAGCGGTATCCAGAAATTCAGAATCCGGCTTCGCTCAATTTGCCGGTTCTGTTTTGAAGGTTGTGACCGCTTACAGAGCCTTAACATTTGCCGTAACGGCTTATAAACAAGTGGCCACCGCTGCAACAGGTATAAACCCAGTAACGGGTAATGCTTTCAGCCCTGCCACATTGGGCGTTATTTCATCCATCACTGGCAAGCTGCAAGCCCTTGGGCCAATCGGCAAAGCGGCAGGTGCTGCGGCTGGTGCTGGCCTTGCCCAGATCGGCTCTGTGGCTTCAATGGCATTAAGCCCATTGACAAAACTGATTGCTATTTTTGCGGCCTTTAAACTGGCCATATTGGCGGTAGTTGCAGCAGTTGCCGTATTTTCTGCTGGTATTGCCAGTGCATTTAAGGCAGCACAATTAAAAGAGTCTATCGGTGCTGTTGATGCAATCTTTAAAGATTCGTCAAATTCAATCAAGACATTTGCCGACGATGTTTCTGCATCGCTTGGCAGGTCAAAAAAAGAAGTATTAGATTCAGCGGTTCAAATCGGTGCAATTCTCAAATCTCAGGGATTTACTGAAGCCGAAGCGGCAGCCAATTCAATCAACATGCTTGGAACTGCAATGGAGCTTGCAGCCCAGCGTGGCACGTCAACTGAACAGGCTTTAAATGCCGTTTCGGCTGCAATTCGTGGCGAAACAGATCCGATTGAACGGCTTGGTATCTCAATCAATGAAGCCCTTGTAAAAAAGACAATTGAAGGCGACGCCAATCTTTTAAAGTTAGCACAGACAAACGAGCTTGCCGCCAAAGCCACAGCCCGATTGATGCTGATTCAAGAGCAGTCAGCCGACGCCATGGGCACGATTGCCAAAGAATCGGGCAATCTGACGCAGCAGATGGAACGGTTCAAGGGGCAAATTTCTAATACATTCACTGTACTTGGTTCGGCATTTGAGCCAGTTGTTACAGCATTTGTCAGGCTTGGCAATGCAATCATGCAGACTCTAGGCGGCGGTATGCCGACTGCGGCCAAAGGCATTGAGGCCCTGTTGCAGCCTATTACATTCATGGTGAATAAGGTTGCCGCCCTTATTGAAATGTTTAATAAGCTGG